GGGATAAGGCAACTCAGAAAGAACATCGTATCGTTGCTGAACAGTGTTGGGCAATTATTGAGCAACATTTCCCTGATGTAATCAAGGCATTAGATGACATGGCTGCACAAGCGGAGTTTGAAAGAAAACTCCCATGAATGATAAGATACAAGATGAATCAACAGCGTACTTTCATTATTATAATGAATTCGAACAAGTTGAAAAGAAAACTACCATGAAACATAGCACCGTAGTGAAAGAAACTGAAGATGGTGAGTTATACATAGATCTATCAGATGAACTCATGGAACAAATGGGTTGGGATATCGATACAGAATTAGTATGGACCGTTTATGACGACGGTAAAGTTGGTTTAAGAAAGAGGTCAGATGATAACAGTAACGAAACGTGATGGAACGCGAGAGCCACTCGATATTAATAAGTTCCATAGGGTTGCGCAGTTTGCGTGTGAAGGTTTAAGTGGCGTTTCTGTTTCAGATCTTGAAATCAAAACACATATTCAATTCTATGATAAGATCAAGTCTTCTGATATTCAAGAGACACTAATCAAAGCAGCTGCCGAACTCATTACAGAAGATGAACCAAACTATCAGTATGTTGCTGGTCGTTTGATTAACTATAATCTTCGTAAGCAAGTGTATGGTACGTACAATCCTGAACCACTCTTAAAGCACTATATTCGTGTACGTGATGAAGGTTATTATGATAAAGAAATGGGTGATGTATACTCTGTAGAAGAGTTCGACGAACTTGAAAAATATATTGATCATGACCGTGATAATCTGTTAACTTATGCTGCCATGGAACAGTTCCGCGGCAAGTATCTGGTTAAGAACCGTGTCACCAACAAGTTCTACGAAACACCTCAGATGGCATTCATGTTAATTGCCATGACTCTCTTCCAAAACTATAAAACAGATCGAATAAAATGGGTAAAGGACCTTTATGATGCTATCAGTAAATTTGACATTAGTCTTCCTACTCCTATTATGGCAGGCGTGCGCTCACCTCAACGTCAGTTTAGTTCGTGCGTACTTATCGAAACTGATGACTCACTGGATTCCATAAATGCAACAGCTTCTGCGATTGTTAAGTACGTTTCACAAAAAGCCGGAATTGGTATTGGCGGGGGTTCTATTAGGGCTATTGGATCTCCTATACGCAATGGTGATGCTTCTCACACTGGTGTTATTCCTTTTTATAAGCATTTCCAGTCGGCTGTTAAATCTTGTAGCCAAGGTGGTGTCCGTGGTGGAGCAGCGACTCTCTATTACCCCCTTTGGCATTACGAAGTGGAAGATATTCTTGTCCTAAAGAATAACAAGGGTACAGAAGATAACCGCATTCGTCATCTTGATTATGGCGTGCAATTTAATAAGGTAATGTATGAAAGACTTTTATCTGGAGGTAATATCACCCTCTTCTCGCCTAGTGATGTCCCGGATCTCTATGAAGCCTTTTATAAAAGCACTGAAGACTTTAGAGAACTCTACGAAAAGTACGAACGTAGTAAGGTTAGAAAGAAAACCGTCCCTGCGATTGATCTCTTCTCAGCCTTCGTTACCGAGCGAAAGGACACCGGACGAATCTATCTGATGAACGTAGACCATGCGAATGAGCATGGTTCATTTACTAATGCCGCACCAATTAAGATGAGTAATCTGTGCTGCGAAATTACACTCCCAACTACACCACTAAAGGATATTCATGATGAGTCAGGTGAAATTAGCCTATGCACGCTTGCTGCAATCAATTGGGGAAAAATTAGAAAGCCAGTTGATTTCGAAAAGCCATGCACCCTTGCAGTACGCGCTTTGGATGCCTTACTGGATTATCAGGACTATCCTGTTCGAGCCGCTGCTATTGGTACTCGGAACCGTAGGCCTCTTGGTATTGGTATCATTAATTTTGCTTATTGGTTGGCTCGTAATGACACTAATTACTCTAATCCTAACCTTGAGCTTGTTCATGAGTATGCTGAAGCATGGAGTTACTACCTTATTAAAGCCTCGGTTGACTTGGCTGAAGAAGTAGGCGCTTGCCCACTTGATCATCAAACAAAGTATGCGTATGGTACTATGCCAATCGATACGTATAAGAAAGATGTCGACGAATTGGTCGCTCCGAACTATAAGATGCCATGGAGTGTATTGTCGAGCCGAGCATTGTCATCTGGCATTCGTAACTCGACTTTGATGGCTCTGATGCCTTCAGAAACATCTGCGCAGATTAGTAACTCTACCAATGGTATTGAACCACCACGTGCACTCATCTCGATCAAACAGTCAAAAGATGGCGTACTTAAGCAAGTTGTTCCAGAGTTAAAAAGATTAAAGAATAAATATGAGTTACTATGGGATCAAAAGTCTCCAGAAGGTTATTTGAAGATTATGGCAGTCCTACAGAAATTTATCGATCAGGCAATCTCGGTCAATACTTCTTATAATCCTCGTCACTATGAGGACGAGAAGATCCCGATGTCTGAGATGATCAGGCACATCTTGATGCACTACAAGTATGGTGGCAAGACTTTATATTACTTCAACACCTTTGACGGTGCTGGTGAGATTGAAGAAACCAAACCACTCGCACAAGGTCAACTTGACGACGAGGATTGCGATTCTTGTAAAATATAGATGTACAGAAAGTAGCAAATGCAGTATATTAGAATAGATAACGATAAATGGGAAGATGTTGGTAAAATTTGGTTTGTGCATGAATATGCAACAAGCGAAACAAGTACAGCTGTTACGCTAAAGCTCGAAGATACTATCACAAAAGAAGTACATACGAGAGTTGTAGCTCAAAATCAAATTGGGTGGCTCGAAGCGAAGGACTGGTAATGCTATACACAGGATCGGGGAATATACCTCATCATATCTATTGTTGGGTAGATTCTTCGTTCATTCGTAAAGATGCAAAACCAAATACCTACGAGCCTTGTGTATGGTTCGCACTTCACGCCAAAGCAGGACATTCTTGGGGATGTCACGTGATGCTCGAGTGTGGAGCAGTTTGGCGTGGAGTTCCTCCTCATGCTTTAGCTTTCTCTCCAAATCCGGAGAAAACTTGGCATCTTGAAGACACGCAGATATGGGATTGTTATGGTGATCAATTTTCTGTATTGATATATAGTTATCTACACAGCCAACAAGCAGAGATTCGAAGGAACGGCCTTTTTGGTCGTTATCTTTTTACAGTCATTCCAATGCATGATGGATATTCACAAGATCCTTCTCAGTCGAAGGAATTTATGTTTATTCAATTAGATAATGGCAGACTCACCATCATGCCGACAAACGAACTTCGATTCCATGATAAATCATATACCGAAGGCGATTGGCCGAAAGATATTAAACTAAACACCAGCACCTGGAGAGTTGAATGACAGTTTTTTCAAACGAAATGTTTGATGCTACAGAACAGACTTGTTTCTTCGGAAAGCAAGTCAATATTGCCCGTTACGATAAGCAACGTTACAATATCTTCGAGAAGCTGACAGATAAGCAACTCGGATTTTTTTGGCGACCAGAAGAAGTAGATCTGTCAAGAGACGGCAAAGACTTTAAAGGGTTAAGCGACCATGAAAAGCACATCTTTACAAGCAATCTCAAGCGTCAGATTCTTCTTGACTCTGTTCAAGGACGTGCGCCTAGCCTGGCGTTTCTACCGATTTGTTCGCTCCCCGAACTCGAAACCTGGATCCAAACATGGACATTTTCCGAAACGATTCATAGTCGATCCTACACTCATATCATTCGAAACGTTTATTCAGATCCGTCAAGGGTATTTGACGAGATGCTCGACATCCAAGAAATAGCTGATTGCGGCGCTGATATTAGTAAGTACTATGATGATCTGATTAATCTTAACAATAACAAAGCATACTGGGATTCGACCATTACCATTGAAGGCGGTCCAATTGCATACGACCATAAGAAAGCTTTATGGCTTTGTCTGAATGCAGTGAATGCCCTCGAAGGAGTAAGGTTTTATGTCTCGTTTGCGTGTAGTTGGGCTTTCGCCGAAGTTAAGAAGATGGAGGGTAACGCAAAGATCATCAAGCTCATCGCGCGGGACGAGAACGTTCACCTTGCCTCGACACAGCAGCTCCTCAAAATTCTACCGAAAGAGGATCCAGACTTTGCTCGCATACAAGAAGAGACACGCGATGAGTGTATCAGCATGTTTTCTCGTGTGGTCGAGCAGGAAAAAAGTTGGGCATCTTACCTTTTCCAGAATGGCTCCATGATTGGTTTGAATGAAGAGCTTCTTTGTAACTATGTCGACCATATTGCCGCAAAACGTATGGGTGCTATCGGACTGAATGGCAAACCAGGTGCGAATCCTTTGCCATGGACACAGAAGTGGATTTCAGGTTCTGACGTACAAGTTGCGCCGCAAGAAACAGAAATTACTAGTTATGTGATTGGCGGAGTCAAAAAAGATGTTGATGAAAATACGTTTAAAGGATTTACGCTATAATGGATTGGATTACTTGCCCTTCGTGTGACGAAGAATTTAAAATAATTACTGAGAGTACAACTCTGCCTGAATATTGCCCATATTGTTCTGCTGAACTCAATCTTGAAGATCCATTTGATGAAGAATATGAAGAATAAATAGATCTTTCTACTGATGGAATGTGATCTATGAATTCATGGTTATACGAAGATAAAGAATTTACTGATGTTGAAGATTATTATGGCTTCATATATCTTATTGAGAATTTAGTCAACGGCAAGAAATATATCGGTCGTAAGTATCTGACCAAAGCAGGATACAAAACTGTCAAAGGCAAACGAAAGAAGCTTCGCGTAGAGTCCGATTGGCGAGACTACTACGGTTCTTCAACTTCCCTCAAAGAAGACATCGATCTCTACGGAAAAGATAGCTTTCGTAGAACGATCTTAAGACTCTGTAAGGGTCGCGGAGAATGTAATTATTTTGAAACAAAATACATCTTTGATAATGATGCAATCTTAGATCCAAAATATTATAATACATGGGTAAGTTGCAAAATTCAGGCGAGCCATGTGAAGGCTTTACTTTTCAACCCCGAACAGGAGAATTTATGAGGTGGGTAAGGTATTAGAACACAAGCATTTGATCGTGAGAGCTGAGCTCAAGAATCCGCCAAAATGCACAGAATCCATTGAAACATGGATGAAAAAGCTCGTCAATCAAATTGACATGAAAATTTTAATGGGACCATATGCAGTGTATTCTGATATGGTTGGTAATCGTGGTTTGACTGCCGTCACTATCATTGAGACGAGTCATATCGCTCTGCATGTTTGGGATGAGTGCGAACCCGCTCTCGCTCAACTTGATGTATATACATGTAGTGCTTTGAATAATGATGATGTCTTCGAAGCCATGAAAGAATGGGATCCTACTCAAGTCGAGTATAAGTATATCGACAGAGAACATGAACTATGTACATTAATTGAGAAACGTGTTATATAATGGTATATGAACAATAAAAAAATGAGGTATTATAATGGGTAAAAAGAGAACACGTACGAAGGTAGTATCAAAAGGTCAGCGGCGGTCGATTGTTGCCGGAGTAAAAGAAGTTCGTCAAGCACGAAGTGAAGGTGAAAAAGCC